GCCTGCACGGTCAGACGCACGGAGGATACAGCGATGTCATCCACGCGCACGGGGGCAACACTGGCAAGCGGGATGCCGTTAAACGTTATCATTCTGTCAATACACCTCCGCTGCGGTTCATCTGGTTCAGTTCATCGGCCTGGTGCTGGCTGACGCTGTGGCTCAGGGTGCGCCCGTCCAAGGTGGTCACGCTGTGCACGTTGACGGTCAGGCCGTTTCCGCCTCCGGTGCCGAAGTTAGTCAGATTCACGTTGGGTACCGTATAGCCGGCGTTGGAAAGCTCGGTCAGCATGCCAATGATGCTCTGCACCTCGGAGCGCACCTTTTCCTTCCCTTCGCCAAGGGCTTCGACGATGCCGTCCACGGTCTTTGTCGTGTTTTCCTTTGCGCCGATATACTGGTCAAGGTTGGCGACGGCTACCGCCCATGTGTCGGTCAATTCCTGCGCCTTTTCATCGACCTTCAGCTTGTTTTCCGTCAGCGTGCCGGTCAATTCCGTTGTTTTCTGCTGGATGTCCTGAACCTTCTTATTGATCTCGGCCACACGCGGGTCATTGGCTCCGGCTTCGGCCAGGGCTTTTGCGTAGGCTGCGCTTTGGGCGCTTCCGTCGCTGACCATGGCAATGACATCATCCGAATACCCGGCGGCCTTCATCTTGGCAATGTTGTCGTAATAGTCGTTCAGGAATTTAAGCTGCGATTCCAATGCCTCGTTCAGGTTTTGAATGGTCGGGATCGCGTTTTCGGCGTCAGTGAGCAGAACTTTTAGCTTGTTCTTTTCAGATGCTTTGCCGTCAAAATCATTAAGCTGGGTTTTCAGATCGACCACTTTCTTTTTGGCCTGCTCAAATGGGTCAACCATCCGATTGAACCCGCCCAGGGTGCCCTCAAGCGCCTTTTTTGTGCTGTTGAACACCTGGTCAGTGTAGTCCTTCAGGGCTTTGGTGGCGCTCTCCAATTCAGTGATAGCTTCTTTGGCGTTGTTAATCTGCTCAGTGGTGAACACTTGCGCTGTGGCGTCGCCTGCTTCTTTTGCGCCGTCTGCCAGGCCGCCCATGCCTTCGGTAAGTTTGTTGATTTCTCCTTCCGCAAAAGCAACCCTGTTCGCGGCCTCATCTACGGCGTCGGATTGTTGTTTGAATGCTTTCTTGGCTTTGTTCACATTGCTGATAAGCTCGACATACTTTTTGGCGTCCGCGTCAGGGAATAGCCATGAGCTTGCGCGGTTGACTATATCCAAGGCGCCGCCATTGTTGTATTCATTCGCAAGTTCTGGATGTTCTTTTTCAAACTTCTCAAGGGCTGCTTCGGCTTGTTTGGTGTCAAGTTCATACTCGAATAGCACAGTCTGCTTCTTGGCAAGTACGGTCCGCATCTCTTTGAGGGCGTCTTGCGCAATCATGGCTTTCTGCATCTTCTCGTATTCTTTGGTGTATTCCTGAATCGCCGTGACGCCGCCCTTGACCTCGCCCGTCTGGGTGTTGATGATGGTATTCAGACCGGGCATAGTCTGCACCAACCGTCTGCAAGTTTCCAGCCATTGCGCCTGCTTGGATTCGACTTCATCCGTGCTGCCATAGAGGGCAAGCAATCCCTGTCGTGCAAACTCGGACTCGGTGCCCATGGAAAGAAATTCCTGGGCCATGCCTTGCACAAATTCGCCGCTCTTTTCGCCGCCGCCAAAGCCGCCGACGAGAGTACCCAGGAGCTTGTCCCATGCGTCAGCGTCTTCGGGCTTGAGCTTGCTTGCTTCATCGGCTATGCCCTTTAGCCATTCTTTGGTTCCTTCTGCGCTCTCGCCGGTCAGGCTGCTCAAGGCTTCTGCGTTTTCGCTCAGGGTGGTTATCAGCGTCTTCCAGGCTTCGGCCTTTGTTTTATCGGGCGCATTGCCGGACAGGGCCTCGGCCATGGATGCGACGCCCGCGCCCGCGTCCTTGCCGAAGATGTTTTCAAGGCCATTGATGGACGTCAGGGAGCCAAGCACCGCCGACCATGTGCCGGGGGCGCTGTTGCTCAGTTTGTTCGCGCCCTCCGCAATGGCGGCCAGCGTTTGTCCGGGCGTCCCGGCGTTCGCCAGGGCCATGACCACCGCGCCCGCGTTTTCGCCAATGGCACTCAGCAGATTGCCCCAAAGGGTGCTATAGTCGCCGCCCAGGTCGTCGGCTGCGGCTGCGGCTGCCGCCAGGAATGCGGCGGTCTGTCCGTTATCGTCCAGGGTCGCGTCCTTCGCGGCGGGCAGTTTCTCCGCCACAGCGCCGAGAAGCGTCTGCCACTGCTCAGGGCTGCCGCCCAGCTCTCTGCTCAGGGATGTAGCCAGGTCGGACAGCGCGCCGGTTACGTTTCCCTCTTTGGCTTTTTGCAGGGCGCTGTCAAGGCCGCCGATGCTGCCGGACAGGCCGCTAATGAAGGCGGTCAGATTGGTGTCCGGTGCGCTGATCTTGCCCAGTGTGCTGATGAGGATTTCTGCCTGCTGGGCTGTCTTCTCAATTCCTTCCAGCTTTTCCGCGGTCTTTAGGTCAATGTCCGCGAAGTCATCCAGCACCGTGCGCGGGCGCTCCTGCACCAGGCCGGTCAAGAAGTCGTTGACGGCGGTGGTGGCGTTGGCAAGAATCGGGATAAACGCTTGCCCCAGTTTTGTCTGGATCGCCTCCAGATTGGCGGACAAAAGCCGCTGAGAGTTGGCAAAGCCGTCCGATGTGCGCGCGAAGTCGCCCTGCGCGTCCGCCGTGGCCTGCATGAGGTACTGGTAACGGAGCATCACCATCTCGCCCTGGGACATCTTGTCAAGGGCCTTGGTGATGCCCTTTTCCAGCGCGAAGGCCTGCAAATTGGCCTGGGACATATTGATGCCGAGCTGCTTGAGCGGTTCCGTTTCGCCGGAAATACCGCTGCGGATCTTTTGGAAGGCCGTGTCGAAGTCCAAATTATAGAATGACGCCATGTCAGCGGCAAGCCCTGCAAGGCTTTCGGACATCTCCGCGATCTCATTTCCCGCAAGGCCGGATGACTTCATCATCGCGCCCATGGTGGAGGCAAACTGCTTTGCTTTGGTTTCGGTGAGGCCGAATTGGTTGATCGCCGTTTTGGCCCATGCGTCAATCTGTGATGCGCTGTCCCCGAAGGTGACATCTACCACGTTTTGCACCTCTTCCAGATCGGAGGCGGCATTGACGCACTGCATACCAAAGTCAATCATCGCTTTGGCGGCCTGAATGCCCCAGTCCTTCAGGCGGTTAACGTCCAGCGCCTTTGCAAAGCTGTTTGACATATGCTGCGATGACTGGTCTATGGCCGAATCCCATTTCCGGCTCTCCTGCTCAATCATCTGCCGGGTTTCCTGCAAACCTTGTTTCAGGTCTTTCACATCGGCGGATATCTGGACAATTACCTCGGTATCATTTTTAGCCATGCTGTTTATCACTTCCTCGTTTTGCCAGTGCCAGGAGGCTCTGGGTTGTCGCGCGCAGGCTGGCTTGCAGGCGGCTCTCCTCCTCCTCCGGGGTCATCCGCAGCGCATAGCGGGCCTTGGCCTCCATCAACCATTGACGCTCTTTCACATTGTGCTTTGTCGGCTCCGGCATGGGCCGCGCGCGTATGCTGATGACATCCGCGTACCGTGTGCCCTCCGGCAAGTTGGCCAGCAGGGCGGAGAACTCAAACCAGTGCAGTTTATCGCGCCAAAGGTTAATCCCGTAGGCCTGCAAAAACGCGGCGCGGATCAGGTCGGCGTCCTGCGCGTAGTCCGTCAGTTTGGGCGCGTTTGGGCTGCTATGGCCTTTGCTTTCCTCCGGCGGGAAAAGCAGTTCGCGCAGGGCCGCCAGCACGGGCGCGGTGTTGCGCGGCGGGCGCCGCATGACGCACTTGAGCGCCAGGTATTCACGCGAGGCTGGCAAAAGATCGGCGCGTCCTAAAACATCCACAAGGCGCAGCACGTTGCGGAAGTCCAGGTCGACGCGGTAGCGCTTGCCGTCAACGGTCAGCGTTTCCGGCAGGCGTTGAAATAACTTCATCAAGGCGTTTCTGCGCTTTGGCTATCAGTTTGGTCAGCGTGCCGGAGAAATACTGCGCACAAACGGAAATCACGCACGCCGCGTTTCCGTGGTAGAAATCAAGGAGCTTTTGCGCCTGCTCCCGCCCGAACATGGTGGCGGCAAAGTCCAAAGCAAGCTCTTTCTGTTGTCTGGCCGTGGCCTTCTCGCCGTACCTGCGCAGGCGCTCGTTCTCCTGCATCAGCGCGGCGGTCAGGCGCATGGCGTCCGCGTCCACGTACAAGGTGAGCTTGTCGAAACCTTCCTTGATGACCAGCGAACCATGCACGCGCCCCAGGGACAGCTCATCCCGTCCAAACAAGCGCAGGATTTTGCGCCGCATACGCGAAAACCATTTTTCCATGACTTACCCTCCGTTATCGTGAAAAAACCGGGGGCGGGAAACCGCCCCCGGCGCGTATCAAAGTACCCCGTTGACATAAACTTTGTATTGCTTTTCGCTCTCGCCCTTTTCAACCGTAATCGTAATGACTGCGGGAGTGTCACGGCCATCAAATTTATAAGGCGGGTCTTCCCAAATGTAGATGGCGGGCCCTTCGCCCAGATACATGTAATCGGCTCTCGCCTGAGCGTCCGGGTCGGAAGTTTCAAAGGCGACAGTCTGTTCTGCCGGGTCAACACCTTGCGTCCATGTGGCGTAATATTCAGTTCTGTTCGGGGTGAATTGTGGTGTGAGCTGCAGCGTACCCACAGTGAGAGACGAAAGCGTCAGCTCGCTGGGGTAACGGTAGGGATGCCGTTCACCCTGAGCGTGCAGTTAAACGGCTCATTCTCCTCGGTGGTGCCGCCGAAATCGGTGATATCGGTGATGGTGACGTCGGCTACGATGGTTTCCACCAGCTCGTCGCCGGCGTCGTAGATTTCGACCTTCATAGAAGACTTGCGGTCATCGCCCAGGGCATAGCGCAGACCGGCGATGTAGTCCTGAGCCGCGTCACCGATGATGCGGCGGCCAGTGACCGCATACTGCGGGGCAATGGCGGTCACTTCGTTGTCAGCGCCGCCATGGCCGCACAGGAAATGATAGGTCTGGGTGGTCTCATTCACGGTGGGCGCTACGCCCTGGATGCCAGCGCACAGGGGCGCATAAGTCCAGGTGTCCTGCGTCTTCGATGTGCCGATGAAGAATTTTTCCTTCCAAACAGGATTGATCTTAGGCATGATTAATCTCCTCTCCAGTAAAATTCCACCGTCAGCCCGGAAGCCATGATCCAATCATTGTTATCTTCCCGGCCAATGATGCGGGGTAGGGTTTCGTTCTTGATGTCACTGATCTGCCAGCCCTCGCCGGAGGGGTACACCCTGCGGCGGGTCAGGCGGGAGTGAATGTTGTTCATGACGTCGGACAGCGTTTTCAGATTCGGGTGCTTGCCGTTGATGGTCACATTCAAAGGCACAAACGTGTTCTTGTCAAAGAACAAATCCTGCACAATGGCCGGGTCAGGCTCACAGACAAGACCTTTCCCTGTGGGCAGTGCGCCGCGCGTGCATGGGGGAAAGTCTGCGATGCTGTCCGCGTTAATCAGGCCGATCACGGCCTCCATAACCTCATTGATAACGCTCATCCTTTACCCTCCATCAGCCTTTGCGCCTGCCTGCTCCATTGTTCGCTGTGCTTTTTCTTGGCAACGTGCGCCCATTTATAGGTGGCTTTCTCGTGCACATCCCTATGCGCGGTTTTGATCTCCCAATACTGGCGGCGGGCGTATGGCGTGCGCCAGATGATCTTTCCTTCTTCCAGCTTGGACGCGGTGAAGGAAGAAGCAACCAGGCCGCCCTCAGCCCATTTGCAATACTCATTGCAATCGTCACGGATCAGCATGGTCAGCTTCGGCGTGATTTCCTCAAAGCGTTTCTCAACCCGTGCCGCCGCAGCGTTAGGATCAAAGCGAATGATTGTACCCATGCGCTCACCGCCCTAAAACATTTGAATTTCCCAGTGGTGGAGGCGGTCGGTATCATCGCGCAGGCCGTCGCAGGCCGCCACGGTATACCGCACACCGCGCACGGTGACGCGCATATCCCCGCCGTTGTCGTGCGCCTGCTGAAGCAGGGCGCGCCAGTCCAGCGCGGGGGAGGAATGCCGCACGTCCACAAAGAGGATGGACGAAAGCTGCTGGTCGGTGTTGTCCACGGTTTTGATGATCTTCTCCGTGGGCTGCAAATGCACCCGCTTGACGGTGTACGTGTCATAGGTCTGGTTTTGATACAGGTCTGTGCCTGTACAGACTTCCACCTCCGCCGTGCTGCGCAGGATGCGCGAGGGGATAGGGCGAAGCATCACCAATACACCCCCAGGAAGGGCATATCGGGCTCGGTGGCTACCTGCGGCCCGATCAGCCCGGTTTGCTCCAGGTACATCATAACCTGCGGGGAAAGATAGTCGGCCATAGACCCCTTTCGCGCCAGTTCGCTGCCGCTCTTGCCGTTGATAGAAACCTTGCCGACGGTGAAGCCCCTGTCGGTGCCTCCCGCCACACTGTCAAGGCCATTGACGGCGAAGAAGTCCACCTGCGCACAGATGGCCTTTCTGTAAAGCGTCTGCACAAGCTCGGGGTATGTGCCGATATTGTCCGCGGTCACCTGCCAGCGCGCTATGCTGCCCACTACATCACTTGCGCGGGCGCACAGCGCCGGGAAGGAGGCCTCATCGGCCTCCGTTCCCATGTAGACGGTCGAATAATATTCGTAATCTACAATCGCGCTCATGCGTTACTCCTTACTGTGCGGCGTTGACGATGATGCCGCCAGTACGTCTCGCCAGCACAAAAGCGCCGTAGTAATAGCGCTCATAGTACAGGTACTTGCCCTTGCTCTGGGCGGTGGGGGCGCTCATCATCGCGGTTTCGTACTTCACGGGAGCGGCCACAGCATCGGGGTCAGCCAGAATCATGTTAATCTGCTTCGCGCCAGTAGCGGGAACGAAGCCTTCGGTGAACACATAGCTGGATTTCATCAGGTCGGAGGGCACCTCGCGCACGTTCACGCCGTCCAGGCGGGCCACATTGCGATCCACGCCGCGGAAGCCCTCGGCGGTGTCAATGAACCGGGTCAGGCCAGCCGCCTCCTTCAGCAGCTTATAGGTCGCGGGGGTCATGTACGCGGTCACGCGGTCGCGGTTCACGCGGGCATCGGTCAGCGCTTCCAGATAGCCGTCCCAGGTGGTCAGGATGTTCGCGGCGGTCAGCGCGGTGGTGTCCGGGGTGACAGCGGCATACAGGGTAGCCGCAAGATAGGCATCCATTTCCGGGATTTTCTGAAGTTCGTTGAAAGTCCGGGTAATGTTGGCAATCGTGGCAACATCGTTAGTTTCCACAATGTCCATGGGGTCAATCAGGGTAGACCATTCACGATCCATGTCCAGTGTCACAGGCTGCAAGCTGTTGTTCCAGTTGCGGGCGAAAACGCCGTTCATGTTGTCACGGTCAACAGCGGTCGCACCCTTCACTTCAAAGCTGGGAATATACATGGTCTTGCCCATGCCCGGCTTATAAAGGTTGCTGTTTTCGCTGGCCCAGATGGGAGCGAAATAGGAATAGTAAGGATAGGCATTCGCCACGGCGCGGCTATACTCGGCCGCATAGTTAACGTTGGTCTGAACAAAAGCCATTGTTCATGCTCCTTTCATTGCTTTTTGGGGGCAATCCCCCAGGCCTTCATGAATTGTGCTTCTACGCCTTCATCGCCCTTGGGCATGCTGCCCTGGGTGGGCGCACCGAAGTTCGGCTTTGGCTGTGCCTGGTTGAAATACTCTTCGTAATTCTCCCGGATGCCCTTGAGCTGTTCTTCGACGGGCTTTGCGCCCTCTGTGCGGTCTACCATGCCATAGACGGTTTCAAAAAACTTGGGCTTGACGCCCTCGTATTCCTTGGAACCGCGCGCCGTTTGCATGGCCTTGTAGGATGTGAACTCGCCCTGCAAAGCCTTGTATTCGTCGCTCTCCTTTGGGTCGGGGTGCTTGATGCCCTTCTCCCATTCGGCCTTGGCATTGTCCAGCGCTGTCTGCTGTGCCTGCTGCGCGGCGGTCTTCGCAATGTAACCGTCATCCAGTGCGCGCCCGTACAGGCCGAAAACCTGTTCCGTGCGCTGCTCCGGGGTCAAGCCCTCATTGCTCA